GGCTGGTGGTATCCGTATTAACAAACTGTTGCCGTAGTCAGTAGCCGAACGCTAGTTAGTTATGCCGTCATCAAATAGTCATCAAGCCATGTGGAACACATAGTTATTGAGCGCATGTTAACAAGATTGCACCTGATTAATAGTCAGGGGAGATTGTTAACACTAATAAATTGCCAAGACCCCCCCACCCTTAAACGCCAGCGCACAGGGGACCCCCCAGGTTGGAGACATGGTTGAGGTGTTTGAGCCAAAGCAGTAGCCAAAAGAGGTCTAGGATGAGGTCATATGCGGATGTAGCGCAATTGGTAGCGCACCACCTTGCCAAGGTGGATGTTGCGAGTTCGAGTCTCGTCATCCGCTCCACTATATACAATAAGGCTATGGAACAGCAGTCACACCTATTTGATGAAATAAAGGCTAGTACACGCCTGCAGATGGCCAAGGAGATACTTAAAGGTATCAAAGGTCTAAATTTATCGGCCCCCGCTATTGATCAAATAACCCAGATAGTTAAGGATGCCCAAGAAGGCCCCCAATAATTTTTTCTCAGTACTAACCAAAGCAGTAGCCAAGAGGGTATAGGGTGTACCTCATGCGCCTATTTGGATTAGAAATAAAGAGAGCCTCTCAAAAGAGAGAGATGATCATGGTCACCTGTCCCAGGTGTTCCATGAAGTTCTTTATAACTAGTCAACATCTGCGGGTGCATAACTACTGTCCAACATGTAAATAGGAGAATCAAATGATCTTAATAACTGACTTCTTAGCATTGGCCTGCGTGAGCGTCGTAGCGATATATGTGTTGTGGGTATCCCGCAAGGTTGGTAATCCCGTATATCTAGTAATGAAGATCTTGTCGGTGATGATTGCACTCCTCTGGATTGTTGCGGCATTTTTATACTCTTCTCAGCAATAACTAGATATGCCATATAAGGACAGGAAGTCCGATAAGGCTAAGGCGACGAGTAAAAAGGCAGGTAAGAAGTACTACCTTAAAAATAGGGGCGCCCAGTTATTACGTAATAAGACCAAGAAGGATCAGATACGTGATTACATCCGTAAGTATAAAGAACACCGTGGGTGTATGGATTGCGGCGTTAAATATCCTTACTATGTCTTAGATCTAGATCATCGTGATCCAAGTGATAAGAAGTTCACACCAGCAGCCTTACACAAGACAGGCAGTTGGGAGAAGATGATTAAAGAGATCCGCAAGTGCGATGTTGTATGTTCTAACTGTCATAGGCAGAGAACTCATCAGAGAGGGCACTATACCCATAAGAATGAGATCTAGCCTTTGGCAACTCGAAGAGTTGGGAGATTGAGTTGTGATAAGATGAAGTATGTTTAATAAAGATTCCGTAGTAGTTTATTGGGCACCCTATACTTCTCCTGCGCCAACCCTTCAAACAAAAGTAAGTTTAATGTGGGGTCCACCAATGCCCTTGCTTACACTCTTAGAAACAGGTTCCTATAGAAAATGTTCAGCAGCAACTAGTTTTTTAAAAAATACGTTTACTTTCTTACACCCAAAAACTGCCACAATTTCTTATCAAAGTAAAGATAATAATTTAACTTTTTCAACAGATTTTGATGCCTGGAATATTAGAGAAGATAAACCCATAGATGGTCGTCCAGGAATTGATTACGATTTTAGATGGGTATTTTTTTGCGAAGAACCTTTATTAATGAAATTTACCCCCCCATATTTACACAATACCTCAGATAGAGTAACTGCGACCATTGCAAGTGGTCAATTTGATATCTCCAAATGGTTTAGACCTGTAAACCCGTCTTATTTGTTATGGAAAGATCAGTATTCCATCACAGTAACAAAAGATGAACCTGCATTTTATATTGAATTCTTTACTGATAAAAAGGTTATTTTTAAACAATTTGAACTTGACGAAAAATTAGAAATGATTGCTTATGAAACAGCCAATTTTAGTAACTTTTTTCCCTTTGAATCCCTATTACAAAGATACGTTAGATTTATTAAAGGAAATCGACATAAAAGAGTTCTTAATCTTATAAAGAATAACTTACTAGAATAGGACCTTCCTTGGATAAAAATATTAGCGTAAAACGAAATTGCGGTACCTGCACTAAATGTTGTGAGGGTTGGTTGGCGGGAGAGGCATATGGCCAGTCGTTTTATAGAGGTAAACCATGTCACTTTATTGCTATTGGGACAGGTTGCACTATTTACGCTAAACGACCTAAGGATCCCTGTGTTTCATATTCCTGTGCATGGTTAACAAACGCAGACATTCCTGAATGGATGAAGCCTTCAGAGATTAATGCAATAATAGATTTTAGAAAAATTAATGATACTGATATTGAATACATTAAAATTCACGAGGCTGGAGAAACTTTAAAATCTAGCGTTTTATCGTGGGTCATAACCTATGCAACTTCAAAAGGGTATAACTTGTATTGGACAGTAAATGGAGCAAATTATTGGCAAGGTAGTCTTGAGTTTTGCCAACTTGCTCCAAAAATATAGGTACCCCCTTTTTAAATTTTTTGCAGTAGCCCCTCAAGACAGTAGCCATAATGTCACAATACCCTTATGGCCAGATACGCAGAATTCCAAGACTCAGCAGGAAGACACTACGTTGAGCATGATATGCCTGAAGAGACGGCATACAAGCATCCAATCCGATCCTACGGTGATGCACGTCGTCTTTCTGTATATGATCCAAAAGATTCAACGCCAAGAGCAGTTGATCCAAAAGGCGGCGGAGTTAGAGAGAATCCAAAGGGTGAACCAGGATTAGTTGGTTACTCAGATTTCTATCGTGAGCCTGTTCGTGATTCTGGTATTACATTTGTAACTAAAGATCAAAAAGGCAATGAGGTACGTGAGAAATCAAAGCCAATCGCAGATACTAATATCGGCTACATGCGTGTACACGAGCAATATAAAGGCGGAGGAATTGGCCGCCAGATGTTTGACTACATGCACAAGACAACTCCAGAAGGATCAATCTTAAATGTAGGTAAAGCGGCATCTAATGAGACGCTACATATGTCTAAGAAGTTAAGCGAAGAGAAGCCAGATTCAATCAAGTATAAGTTGTTCTAATGAACAATTTATCTAAACAACAATTTGGCCCCATGTACCATGGCACTCGTGCAGATGTAAGTGGTGGCTTTATATTTCCTGCTGTCACTGAAGGTGAAGGCCGCATGGCTCGTGCATGGGCTACAAGTGATCCAGGACAAGCGAGATTCTTTGGCGAGACTAAGATGCCAAAGGGTGCTGAGAAGAATCCTGTTAAAGTCTACAAGGTGCAACCAGTTAGCAATGAAGTTAAAGAAGAGTCTGGGAACATAGAGGGTGAACGCTTCTATTCCTCCCCTCACGGATTTATGATTACTGGAGAACACAAATGAGCGACAAAAATTTATCTTCTCAACAATTTGGAGTTAAGGTAATGCCAAAAGAGACGTATGTAAATGTTGCAATGCAAATGACTCCACCATCTCAAGCCACTAACACGGCAAGTAGTACAAAAGCATGAGCGCCAAATACTCACGTAACGAACCATTTAACAAGATGCAGATTAAAGATGGCTGGATAGTAATCATGCGAAAGGATGGCACAGTTAAATCACGCCTTGAGCCATACCGACCAAAGGTTAAAAAATAATGTATGAGTATCGTGTCAAGAAAGTTAACAAGATAGTTGACGGAGATACTATCGATGTTGATATTGATTTAGGCTTTGCCGTCTCATTTACACAGCGGGTTCGTCTTGCGGGTATTGACACACCTGAGAGTCGTACAACCGATCTGAAAGAAAAAGCCCTCGGCTTGGAAGTAAAGGAGAAACTTAAAAAAGAAATAGCGGCGGCGAAAGACATTGTCATTAAGACAGAGAAGCCAGACTCATCAGAGAAGTATGGAAGAATCCTAGGTTGGTTATTCTTAGACGGTGCAGATGTGTCGCTTAATCAGAAACTAATCAATGAAGGTTATGCCTGGACATATGGTGGCGGCACGAAAATTAAAGATTTTAATGAATTAGTAGCAAAGAGACAGGTGAACCCATGACGACCATGTGTGAGCATGTCTATAAGAGTATGGGCGTAACGCTGTGCCCTAAGTGCGGTCTTGACACTAACGACACTAACTGGGATAAGCAAAATAACTTAATGAAGCAATGGCATATAGATAATCCTGATGCTAAGTATGCGGGATGGATGTCTATATGAGTAATAAGAAGTGGATTCCACATCCAACAGATAAGTGGCAAGTTGACTGGCACTCCCTTAAGTATCATAAGCATGCCATGACTTTTGAAGAATCAAATGCATTTATGTCTACACCTAATGAAGATGGCTCACATAAGACTCGCCTTGATTTTCACAAACACTTACATGATCAAGGACAATTTGGCATTGGCGAGCCTCATGATCACTTTACTCCCAAGGATAAGAAATGAAGAAGAAGGCTTTTTCAAAGAGTGGTTACTCTAGATCTTCTTACGGAAAAAAGTCCGTTCAGGAAAGGTTTAAAGTTAAAGATGTAAATGAAGAGGGCGGTGCTGATTACATTGCTGCATGGGTTAATAACAACTTAAATAAAACACAGATGGCGAGTGCTGAGGGAATTAAAGATTTAATGCAAGGACCAAAGTTAGGTTACAACGTAAGAAAGCCTAAGAGATCTGAGCCAAGGGAAGAAGATGAATAATCTATCTCCTAAACAATTTCATACTCTGTATCGTGGTTTAAGTTTTACTACCGATGTAAAAAAACCCCTCGGCATGCATTGGACAGAGGATCCAGAGAGAGCCGTCGGCTTTGCAAGAAATCCTATTCGGCGTGGACCTGGTGTTGTAATTGAAGGACAGGTGGCTAAGAAGAGTCGTGAAACTCGTCCTGATGTATTAAAGAAGAACCAAGTCTACGATGAGTATTGGGAGAATGAAGTTCCTGTTAAGAAGGGCAGCACCGTGCACGTAACTGCTGTTACTAAGTTAAGTGATAACCGAGATCGCACACGCACATACAATCCACCAAGGAAGTGGAAAGCATAATGGCTGCTGAAGATAACTTATCTAAACAACAATTTTTTCATGGCTCACAACATTCTCTAAAAGTTGGAGATACCGTAAAACCACATAATGATTTTGCATGGGCATCAACAAATCCTGAAGTTGCATCATCTTACGCTGCCTCTGAAGGTTTAAATGCAGAAAAACATCAGCCAGTGTTATTTGGAACTGTGTATAAGGTGACGCCATTAAAGAATGATGTAGTACGTAATCCAGGTGCTGATAAACGATTTGGTATTTATGCATCTCCTACAGGATTTAAAGTAACTGGTATGCATTCATTAGTACCTAATAATCAATTGGATACTAAATGAGCAACAATAATAACTTGTCTAAAAAACAATTTCATGTACCTGTTCCTGAGAATGTTCAGGTAAGAAAAGCAGGTGGCAAAGGTCATCTTGAAGGTGATAAGACAGAGAGTGCTACTGGCATGGTTAGGACTGAGCGCTTAATTCCTTTAATGGAACATAGACGTCTTGGTGCTGATGCTCAACCTTCTAGTGGCAAAGTTATTTCTGGAATTAGGGCCGATATTAAGAGTGGCAAAGGTATTAACAATCCAATTATGGTTGCATATGATCACGCTAATAAGTGGGGCGTTGTTGGTGAAGGTCATCATAGATTAGAGGCTGCAATGGCAGAAGGCGTCTCTCATGTGCCAGTAACAGTTTATCGTCAGCCAGGATTAGGTGAGCGAAAAGAGAACTTTAAAGGTAATCATTTAGCCATGACAACTAACTTTACTGATAAAGGAAGTTACGAAGATCGTATGGGCAAAGAGTATGTTCCTACTAATATTCACCCTGGACACTTTAAGCAATTTCAATAAGTGAAGGTATTCCGTCCCTAAACTGATCTACTGGAACTCTCCAACAAGTTCCTGATTTTTCTTGCGACCACCACTCATCTCTTTGACACTCTGATACTGGTAGCCAGCCATATATCTCTACTGAAGAAAAATACTCTAAGTCGTAAATTCTAGTGCCAACAATTATGGCGTTCTTATTTACATCCTTGCTCCATACAGGGATAGCATCCTTTGTTCTAACACAACGAACCTCAATATTTTGTCCAACATCTGGGTGATCTATACGGTTCTTATGCTCTTCATTTGTGTACCAAGGAACTGTCCACGGCATTTTGTAAAGTTTAGCAACCGCATACTCTGCAACATTTGATCTAATGTTTGCGTTTAACTCATACTCTAGCCAACCTTGGCGTTTGCCTTCAGCATAGTTAGGACGATCTTCACTGCCCCACTTCATTAACCAGCGTTCCATGCCCAACTGGGCACAAACTCGAATCTCATCTTTTGTTAGTTCTACGATTTTTGCCACCTTTTGCTCCTTTTTACTTATAAGATTTTTTAGACCATACATTTCTAATATAATGACTAATTAAATGTTTGTTAAAATTTTTATCTTCAATTTTTTCATATTCTTGATTTTTATAATAATCAAACTCTGCTTTCCAATCACTTCTTTTAAAAGGTATAATTTGAAATAAAGGAGTTCCCGCTTCTACAATTCCTTCAAAATTTTCCCTTACCCACATTGGTGGAATTATTTCTAATTGACTTTTATCACTATCTACAATTGCTGGAATAGCACAAAACGGTAAATCTCTATAACCAAATGGTTGAGTTATCAAAACAGAATAACCAGGAGGTGTACGAGGTATCCACGTATTTTGATATTTAAAAACTATATTTGAATATCCTAATGGCGGATTTATTTTTTCAGAACTTTTTCCATGTTGTGAAAAAACTCCTAATGGGTAGTTAACTCTCCAAGTTACTCTTGGATACGGTTTTCCATTTTCTTCACTTATTACTTGTCGCACCTGAACATCTGCCCACAAAGTTACTATGTAACCAGAGGTAAGGGCGTCTAACATTGGGGTACACTTTTTAAAAGTTGCATTTGCTGCTCTATTTTCAAGAATAAACTTACCGCCTGGATTTTCAATATTTACATCATAAGGAGTCATTTGTTTCCACCAACTAGGAACCAGTGTGGAAGCAGGGACGGGTTTGTTTTGAACTGCCCATCCCCACTCATCTCTTGCAGTAAACCGAATAATGTTGCCCATAATAGAACTTTAACATACTCCCTTTAGTTTTAAAAATATAAGGTACTATACAGGTTTAAGAAAGGAGCCACATGGCGGACAAAGGAACAGCAGCAGCAATTATTGAGGTTGCTGAAAAAGAGGTTGGTACAATTGAAGGTCCAAAGGATAATGAGACTAAGTATGGCAAATTTACTAAAGCAGATTTCCTACCTTGGTGTGGGTCATTTGTTATGTGGTGTGCAAATCAGGCAGGTGTAAAGGTTCCTAATACCGTCTCAACTGTGGCTGGCGCAACTGCGTTTAGAAAGATGGGCACCTGGGTAGATGCAAAGGATGCCTCTCCAAAACCAGGGGACATAGCCTATTTTGATTTTCCAGGAGATGGTGTAGACAGAATCTCTCACGTCGGTATTGTCGTTTTAAACAATGGAGATGGAACCGTTACCTGCATTGAAGGTAATACCGCAGGAACTGCAAAAGGTGATCAACGAAATGGTGGAGAGGTCTGTAAGAAGGTTCGTGGGTACATACCTAACAAAAAGAAAGTTATGGTATCTATTGTTGGATTTGGTAGACCTAACTATGTTGGTAATGAAGTTGAAGCAAGCGTACCTGTTTCGGACACACCGACTTTCCCAGGAACTGTTAAACCTGGAAGTAAAGGCAACAGCGTTAAGGTTGTTCAACGTGCTCTTGGATTAGTGGCTGATGGAGACTATGGTCCAGCCACAAAGAAGGCTGTAATTGCATTCCAAGACAACCATAAAATTTTGGACTCTAACGGCATTGTTGGTCCTAAGACTTGGGCAGAATTGGTCAAATTCCTATAAATCGGACAAATTACCCCTATAGCCCTCTAAGAACCGTCTGGTATTCTTGGGGGGCTTTCTACTGAAGGGGGTGCCCAATGACAACCATCATCGGAGTACAGTACGAAGACCGATGCATCTTGCTAGCAGACAATCAAGTTACAGATGATAGTGGTCGTATCTATAGACATCCACAGATGGCAAAAATTACCGAACGTGGCGATTTTATAATTGCTGGTTCTGGAGAGGTCTCTCCTTGCGATATTGCTCAACACATTTGGAATCCACCAAAATTAACTGCCAAAGATTCTAAAGATGTCTATCACTTTATGATTGCAAAGGCTATGCCTTCCTTTAGAAAATGTTTAACTGAAAATGGATATGATTTTAATGAGGACCACGACAAATCTAAAGAAGGATTACGATTTCAATTCTTAATGGCTGTTGGTGGAGAACTCTTTGATATTGATCAGGATCTAGCAGTAATGAGAAGCATGGATGGAACTTACGCAGTTGGATCGGGCGCTACATACGCTCTTGGTGCTTTACATGCTGGTGCAAAGCCAATGAAGGCTATGGAGATTGCTGCAAAACTTACAGCCTTTACTTCAGGTCCATACACAGAAAAAGAACAATACAAGTAACTCCTGATTTTAAATTAAATATATATTAAAATACCCTTGTCTCTTGTAGACATTTCTCCTGAGCATGAGTTAAAACTGCTCATTTTTAAAGACTCCATCGTGAGCCTATTTTAAGGAGATACAACTAAGTGATATCACTAAAGAAAATCGCACTTGTCTGTGCTGCAGCATTGACAAGCACAGTTCTTTTAGTTCCATCAGCAAATGCAAACACTTTAACGTTAACCGTAAATGGTTCAGCGGCAACTGGAGGCACAGCAGCAACTGCTCCTGTAGCACTCCCAGTTCCTGCTGATAACAGTGTTGATTTAGCAGATGTACTAAAGATTGCTGTAACAAACTTAGAAACAGGAACAGTTGTTACTGCTGTTGCAACAAATGCAACATTAGTACCTGCAGTAGCCACATCTACTACACCAGTTACATCCTCTTCTGGAACTGCAAGTCTTTCTATTAACACAGGAACAGGTACTACTGCCGATATTTTTGTTTACACAAAAACAACCGCAGTTGGAAGTGTTGCTGTAACAATTCGTGGAAATACAACCACATACTATGTACAAGGTACTGCTGGTGCTCTTAATGCAATTGCACTTACCGCACCTGAATCAGCAGCCGCTGGAAGCACTCAATCACTAAAGGTAACTGGATATGACGTATTTGGAAACTTAAAGGGTGGATCTTCAATTAACGCTGTTGTAAGCAATGGCTCAAGCGCTACTGCTACTACTTTAACAACTGATACAGTTACAGCAACAAACGGAACTAAAACATTTGACGTTGTTATGCCAGCAGCAGGTCAAGTAACTGTAATTGTTTATGCAACTGTTGCAAGTGCAATTTCAGGCATGTCAACTCCTGTTGGATCTGTCAGCAAAAATATCGCTATTCGTGATCTTGCTGGAGAACTAGCAGCAGTCCAAGCAGCCTTAGCAGCAGAAAAAGTTGGTCGTGCCGCTGATAAAGCAGCCTATGATTCTGCAACCGCTACAGCAACTAAGCAAATTGCTGATTTAACAGCAACTATTGTTACTTTACAAAAGTCTATTTCAGACTTAAAAGCCATGTATAACAAGTTGGCTAAGAGATACAAACTAAAGACTATTAAGTAGTATTTCCCTACAACTTAATATGAGCCTCCTGAGCATGAGGACGCAAAAACTGCTCATCTAAACTTATGGTAGGCTTTGGGTATGTCTAAGACTCAAGATAAAAAGAAACAAAGAAAAGAAGAACATGCCGAATTCTTATGGAATCAGGCTCAATTAAAAGCAGCCCTGATTAAAAATCAGTTAGACATTGCTGTCCAGACCTTTAAAGAACTAAGTGGAGAAATGACTGAAGAACAAGTTAAAGCAACTGAAGAACAGACTCAAATTCAATATAAACGCATTGAAGAGTACATAATGAGCGAAAAAGAGAAGTATTTAGAAAGACTGGGCATCCAACAGGACTGATAATTGGTCTATGTTAAAAAAAGTATTCTTTACAGTGATTTTGGCAGCCCTGCTCTCTGGTTGTGGCTATGATGGGCATTTCAGGTATCCTTGTCAAGATCCTGCAAATTGGGAAACTGCAGAGTGCAAACCACCAGTCTGTACAGCCAACGGGGCATGTCCAGAAGACTTAGTTAGTCAAGAAGAGATAGAAGGAACACAAAATGGCTAAAGAAAGATTATCACCACAAGATTTAGATGCAAGATTAAAATTTATACTAGGAATTACATTAGGTTCGATTCTATTTATAACCGCTGTTGGAATTATGTATGCCCTTATATTTGTTACACAACCAATTACTGGACAATCTGAAAACGATAAAATGTTTTTTAATGTACTAGGTAGCGTAGCAACCTTTATTACAGGCACACTTGCTGGTCTTCTTATTGGTAGTAGTGGTTCTAATGCAGTAACTACTCCTGTAGTCGATACTGTTACTGAAAGTGTCCCTAGTGTTGCTGAGGTTACAACAGTTGCGGAAGAAGTTCCTGCAGCAAAGTTAGACGATCCTAACTACAACTAACGATTATCTGTCTTGTAAAAACCGCCACCTTTAAAAACGGTGGTAACTGGAGTATACGTTCGAATTAGAGCGTAGCCACACTGTTCGCAGAAGTACTTTGATTCTGGATCATTAATGCTACGCTCCTTTTCATAATCAAGATCACACGTCATGCATGCATATGAATATAGTGGCATTATGTGTGAGTAGTCATCACCGAAACCATTTGACCACAGTCTGTACATGTTTCGTAGGTTTTAGCAGTAAATGGACAAGAACTTTTTTCAGTAGTGGTGTGCTTACACCAAAATGCTTTTATTACATCTAGTAGTTTCATTTTCAACCTCCTGGTATGAGTGTACAGTACTTGATAAACAGGGCATAATTGAGGTATGTCTACTACCTTAGAAACGCACAGACCTATTGATGTAAGTGAACGATGCGATAAATGTGGAGCCCAAGCAATGGTCCGTGCCACACTAGCAAGTGGTGAACTGTATTTCTGTGGTCACCATGCAAGGGCAACTGGCAATAAATTAGTAATTCAATCTTTGAATGTTTTTGACCCAAATGAAGTATTTAACTATGGCAGGCAATGATTTTTATCGCACTGGTAAAGGAATATTTGGCGGACCAGGTGGTACATATGGAAGATATGGAGTGAGTCAAATGGCAAGTAACTTGTCTTCTCAGTTTAGTAAGGCTGAAAAAACTGAAGAAATTCAACGACGTAGGTTTAAACGTAAACGTGAGTCAGGATATTCAGGCGCAGGATTTTGGTTTGCTAATTATCCCTACATGATTGGTGCAATGGCTTCTGGTACAGATCCTCGTGAAGGAACAATACCTGGCAGAGAACAAGGAATGAATGATTCGGGTGAGTCTGCTTCAAACAATAGTGGATTAGGAAGTGGCGGAACTGCCGCAGGATTTGTTGGAGGATTAGATTAATGGCTCAATTAAATCGTAAACCGTTAACTATAAATCCAAATCGTAAAACTAGAAAACAAGAGTTTAGTTTTAATACTAATTTAGGTTATAAATCAAAAGCAAATCCAAGTATCGTTACTTGGGCATCACCTGGTAAAGGCGTACAGGGTGAGTCAGTTAACTCACAGAACACTGCAAGCAAGTTCATTATAAATAGAAATTGGAAGCCGCTATAATATAGTTGGGCTTTAACATTCCGAGGGGAATAATTGAAAATACTGCGTCCATTCGCAGCACTATCTGTAGTACGTAATATTGGAAGACTTATTTTATGTGGAGGAGTTGTTACTCTCTTCCTTTTATTTGGCATGTCTCAAGAGGTTTATGCTGAGGACAATCAAGAACAAGTTGTGGTAAGTCCTGCTCAACAAGCCGTTAACTCAGCACTCGCTACAGCAACTACAGAAGTACAGCAGGCTATTGCAGCCACAGATACTGCCACAGCAGTTATAGCCGCAGCCATTGTTGAAAAGACTCAGGTTCAAGCAGCAGTAGATTCTGTAACCGCTCTAGTTGCAGTAGCACAAGACAAAGTAGATGTTGCTCAATCTGCCATAGATATAGTCACTGCAATTGATACATCGACTGTTCAAATAAAACAAGACTCTCTAGTTATTGTTGATGCACAAACAAGTGTTATAAATGCAACAAATGCTATTAATGCTATCGACACCTCGACGGCACAAATACAAGTTACTGAATTAATTGCTGCTAAGGCTCAAGCAGACACTGCAACAGCCACTGCTCAAACCGAACTAACACAAGCAAACATTGCAATTGATAACGCTCAAACAGCAGTCAATAATTTGCAAGCCACCATTGGAACTAGTACAAATGTTCTTGCTGGCGTAGATGATGCTGGAGTTAGAATGAATCTACCATTTGATTTATTAATGGGTGGGACTCTTTACAACAATGTTTATGTAGGATCAAATGCAACAGTTACATTTGGTGTAAATGAAGGTAGCACATACCATACGACACCAAATGCTCCGTCAATATCTATTGCAGGTTGGGACTGGACAACTTGGAGTACTGGAACGGGAATTACCTATGCAACAACTGGTACAAGTTTAGATATTGCTTGGGATCTTCGCCCATACCCACAACAAGACGCTTCTACGCAGATGGTTCAAATAAGATTTAATGCTGATGTAAATCCAAATGATGGTGCATGGATTGCAGATGTTACTGCAACAGGACCTATACCAGATCAAGCAAGATTTAATGTTAGAGAAACAACCAACGGTGCACTTATTCCAATTACAGATACTAATGTTGGAGCAGGTTTTGCTGGACAAATAAGTCAAGGCGCAGCATTTACTCCGTATGTAGATCCAAATACAGAAACAGTTCAGGCAGCGGTTGACGCTGCAAATGCAACTATTGCACAACTAAACTCAAGCCTTACTCCAGTTGTTGCTCAAAATACAACTAATACAACCAACAAAAACAATATTGGTAGCACAAACTTTTTTACTAATACTTTAACTTTAGCGGAATCAACAAAAACATCTCTTCAATCAATATTAGATACTAAAGAAACAGAATTAAACTTTGCAATTAGTTTAATTCCCGAGGTTGTTGTGGTTCCAGAACCTCAACCTTTTCCTCAGCCTCAACCAGAGCCAATCTTTGAAGGAGTTCCTGATTTTCAACCAGAGTTTGTTGAACCGCCTGTTGAAACCGTTCCTGACGTTCCTGTTGAAGAAGAGATACAACCAACCCCAGAACCTGAGACTGTTCCTGAGCCAGAACCAGAAGTCGATCTTGAGCCTGCTCCAGAGCCTGAATTAACTCCTGATGATTCATCTGAAACCTCCTTAGAAGAACAAGAGTCTATAGTAAGTGATTTTATGGATGATGGCGAATTATCAGAGTCTGATGCGGAAGCAGTGTTAGATGCTTTAAATTCAGATGGAGAAATTACTCAAGAAGAAGTAACTAATCTTGCAGAAATATTATCTGAAGATGGAGAGTTTACTGAAGCAGAACGAGAACTAGTTGCAGAAGCCTTAATTGAGTCTGCAGGTGAAGAAGCAGTGACTTCTGAAGCAATTAAAGAAGCAGGACTAACTTATGAAGATTTACCAGCAGAAACTCCTGTTGAGGTTCGCCAAGATGAAAATGGTAATGAAGTTATAATTACTGCAGAAGTAGCAGCGGCACTTACTGTACTAGAAAGTCCTGCTGAATTTATTGGTGCAATATTTGATGATCCAGGACAAGCATTAACAGCCGTACTAAATATCGGTGCTGACATGTCTACTGAAGAGCGAGAAGAGTCAGAGAAAATTATTGTTGCAGCAGTAATTGCGGGACAAGCCGCTATTAATGCAGCAACAATGGCAGCAACAGGTGCAGCAACAACTGCTGCAGTTAGTGCAGCAGGAACTGCAACAGGGGGAACAACACCAACAAGTGGTGGAGGTGCTGGCGGTCCTGCCGCTGGCAATGACAAACCAAAGAGAACGGTTAGGAGACGTAAGCCGTGAAGATATTAAAAGATATGGTTGACCAACTCTGGACACTACTTGGCATGTTTATTGCCTGGGTAGTTTTAGACGGAAGTGCAAAAACCATAGTCGGATATGCAATTGTTGGAACTTTAATTGCATGGGCAGTTACGTATCCACTGCGTAATCGAGAAGATTAAGGGATTATTTGTTCTTGAGGTTGGGCACTTTGTAAGGAGATGTATGGATAAGAAAGCACTAGAAGCCGCAGCAGGTACGTACCTACGTGCAGCAGCAGCAGCAGTTGCCGCTTTGTATATGAGCGGTATTACAGACCCAAAGACTTTAGCAAATGCTTTTCTTGCAGGTCTTCTCGGCCCATTAGCCAAAGCATTAAATCCAAAGGATGCGTCCTACGGATTTGGCGCTAAGAAGTAACTTCAAGAAAGGTACATAAGTCGGATGACCAACAATATGATAATCACTGTCTTTGCAACGGTTGGAATAATAACCGCAGCCCTATTAGGGCTTCGTCAATTAGTTGAACCTTATAAAGAAAAGGCAGACTTATTTATGAGTTGGTTTGAAGATTTTAAACGAGATTGGTCTGGAGAAGAGGAGTCTCCAGGCCGAGATCGTGTTCCAGGAGTTATGGAGAGATTAAATCGCCTAGACGGAGAACTTTCCAGTAATGGCGGAAGTTCAACAAAAGATGTAGTAAATAAAATGTATGACAACCAGGGAGTCCTAATGGAGGCCTTCGTTGAAATGGGAGAACGCCTAATT